CAACTCGACAACATCGGCACCGGAACGCTCGAACGGGGTGAGACTGGGGTCGTCTTGCTGACCCAATACACCGATCACGATTTCATGTTCGTCTACGTATTCCAGCAGGGTGAACATGGTGTCGTACTCAACTTTGCCGACACGCAACCGGCCATCAATCAGACTGCCGTAGTTCTGAATCAGCCACGAAAACGGCTTCCGATACGTGAAAATGCAGTCGTACGGGACAGGGTTATCCATGTCGTCCGACGGACACGGGAACGTGTCCAACGGGTTGCGGATATGCCACTTCGGGGTCAGCGTCTTGAAGTCCGGCTTCACGATGACCGGACTGTTGGAGTAGGCGAGCAGATGGCGGGCGCGACGTCGCAACTTCATGTTCATCCGGTTCGCATCCCAAATCCCCAACATCGCCTTCTTACGCAGCGACGCCGATTCCTTAGACCGTTCCGAACCTTCCTTCAACGCCGGAAAAAACGGTGACGGCATCGTGGACGCCACCCGCATCGACATCTGATCCAAACCCTGCACCAGCAGGTTCGCCACCGACGACCGGGCGTTCCGATCCAACTCATTCAACGGGATGATGACGTCGCCATCGGCCAGTTCACGGACAGCTTGCATCTGCTGATGGACAGGGCCGAGGTTCTGTCGGCGTGTTTTATAGATCGCGACAATTTCCTCAATAGACCGCACTCAGACTCCTTCGGACAGACTCGCCCCTAAGGATAACAGAATTAGCCTGCTAGGAACGACGGTCGCCACATTCGGGGCGGCAATTTCGGTTCCGTCAACTTGGGGGCGTGAAGCAACGTGAACCACAATGCCATCGCCAAGTCCGTCCCCTTCTTCTTATCTTTCGTCCACGTACACAGTTCCTCAACCAACGCCAACGTTTTCCAGTTCGCTGTCAACGTCGGCAGTCGTAGCGACGAGGATCGGACAACCGGTGGGATCAACGCTTCCAAACCGAGGTTTTCATCAATCTTGTTTCGGCTGGTGGTGTGAGGTACGACGAGAACTTGGCGGGATGCCTGCCAGCGACGCACAAAGTCGTGGGCGAGCAGGAATCGTTGGGCGGCGTTGATCTCAACAATGATGTGCGACACCGGATACCCCATAGTGGCGGCCCGGTTCACCCATTCTTCGAGGATGCCGGTGTATTTGCCGGTCGCCATTTCCCAGCCGAGCAGTTCTTCGGCGGTCAGTTTGACTCGTTCCAAGTCGACGACATGGTACAGGCCGAGGTCGGGTTGGACGACAGTCCAGATCACACCCCAAAAGTTGGCGGGTGACGGGTCAACCGAAATGATCGACACCCACGGCTGCTGCAAATATGGGGGCAAATATCCGGGTTGCCGGTCACGGTCGATACAACCTTCGTAGAACACGCCGTCAGCAGCGGTTCCCCCGGTCAGCATGGTGCGTTCCACCAGCTGATAGTCGGTGTCAATGTTTTCTTGCTGGTAGACAACCCGGAATTTGGTGGGCTGGTTGTATTTGATGAACGACAAGTCTTTCCACGGGAGACGCACCGGATCAAGAAGTGGGCCTTCCGGCCACGCTTTCGCCCCCTTAGACCGCGACTTCAACCCCGTATCCAGCTCTTCGTAATACGCTTTGTAGGTGATGTGATGGTACTTCTGCTTTTTTACGGGGTCACGCATCACTTCATCAACGGTGATATCGGCACCTGATTCGTCGCCCTCATCCTCAATGTCGTCGTAGGTGACTTTGTTGAGACAATGGGCGTACAGGTCGCCGGGGCCGAGCCGCTGGCCGATCACAGCCACCAAACCGCCCGGATCGCAACGGGCTTCAGCCATCGAATCCCACCGTTCCAACAGGCGGTCACGGGCAACAGACTCTTTTGAGTTCTCTGGGGATGCCACGTCGTCAAACAAACAGAGATCGGCACGGTGACCGATGAACTCTGAGTCGATACCGTACGCAGAAACCGTCGGCTCCTTGTTATCCAGACCGGTTAGCCCCATTTGTTCGACGATGAATTCTTCGGCGCGCCACAACGAGCCGGATGCGGTCGGTTTGAACCTGCCGTAATCCTGTGCGAGACACCCTTCGGCGTCCACCGCCAACCCTTTACGCACCAGTTCGGGGTCAACGATCAGCCGGGTGGGGCGTTCAAGGGTTTCACGAATACGACGCGAATACATTTTTGCCAACGTTTGCGAAATTGAGCCGTACAACACGCGAATACCACGGTTACGAACGATGCACCACACCGCCACATCATGAAACAGCGTTGATTTTCCTGCGCCGGGGGGACAGTTCAGAACCAGAAACTCTTTCTCTTCCGACTCCAAATACTGAACGATCTTGTATGCGGCTTCAACCTGCCACGGCGACGGCACACGCCCCAAATACACCCTGCGGAAATAGTCAAAGTCGTCCCACCCACGTTTCGCGCGCTCCGACAAACGCTCATACGGGATAACGGGTGGTAGTTCAGCGATGGAATCCAGTTCGGCACGAATCTGATCCAACTGCGAACCACCACGATTCGCCTTATAACCCGCTTTCTTCTCCTCAACCTGAGCAACCTCAAGTTCAGCTTGTAGCCGGCGACGTTTCGAGTCCCACTTCTGACCCGTGTTGTAGTGGATGCCAGCGATCTTGCAGGCTTCCGTGATCGTGATGCCGGCAGCGCGAGCTTCCCAAAAACGAATTTTATCTTCGTTCGCGACTTGGCGTCGACCTGAGTTGTTGTTGCCGGTCATTGGTTCCTAGTGTAAAAGAAAATGCCCGCCCTGTGCGTCTCTATGTACCGGGCGGGCATTTCCTATGTGGGGGAGACAACATAGCCGGAGAGAAGGGACGGGAAAGGAGTACCCAACAGCTATGTCGTTTCTAAGCATACCACTTGCAGATCACGACGCAAGGTGTATGATGAGATGAGTTGCCCCCGCACAGCGACACCTGCTGCCGGGGGCCGGGCAACAAAGGAGAAAGCTGCCGTGGATCACGATACCACATCAGATGCATTAGCGGCAGACAACTATTTCGCGATCATCCCCGAATGGGTATTAGACGCAGAAATCGGCCCGAACGCCGTTCGTTGCTATGCGATCCTTCAACGCTACGCCAACAACCAAAACCAATGTTGGCCGTCCCGAAGCCTGATCGCGAAACGGATGCGATGCTCCACCGACACCGTAGACCGAGCCATCAAAGAACTAATCGGCATTGAAGCCATATCTGTTCAACCTCGAAAAACTGAGGCTGGCGCACCGTCGTCAAACATCTACACCCTTCACCTAAACCCTAGGGGGGTAGCCGCACAGATGCGGAGGGGTACCCGCACGGATGCGGAGGGGGTAGCCGCACCAATGCGGAACGAATCAAAGAAGAAGAAACAGAGCCAAGAATCAATATCTTCATCATCTGTCAATGATGGCTTCAACCAGTTCTGGCAGCTCTACCCCCGGAAAGTCGGCAAAGACGGCGCACACACCGCCTTCAAACGAGCCATCAAAAAAACCAGCCTCGAAACCATCCTCGCCGGTCTCCACCTCTACAACCTGACTCGCCCGAAAGAAACTCACTACATCGCCCACCCGACCACATGGCTGAATCAAGGACGCTGGGCCGACGAACAAGAAAACTTGCACACTACAAACAACCCTGAACCCCAAGCCATCTGGCAGCCCTGCGGAAACTGTTGGAACGGCTGGATCGAACAACCAGACAATAGTCTTGCACCATGTGGGTGCCGAACCAAAGGAGAGAAATGAAAGCGACCATCCTTGTTGGCGACGTGCGTCAACGACTCAAAGACATCCCGGACAACACCGTACAAGCTTGCATTACTAGCCCGCCGTATTGGGGGCTACGAGACTACGGCACAGCATCATGGGATGGTGGTGACCCAAATTGCGACCATCTGGGAAAACCAATGGCAACTAAAGCAAATATCAACCGTAATTGCGGCACCGGCAACGATGTCAAAAACGCGACCGCTAGAGAATTTTTCAAAGATGTTTGCGGCAGATGCGGAGCCAAACGACGCGATCAACAAATCGGCTTGGAGCAATCGCCTGCCGAATACGTCGCAGAAATGGTCGCCGTGTTCGAGGAAGTGCGCCGAGTTCTGAAAGACGACGGGGTGCTGTGGCTCAACCTCGGAGACTCCTATGTAGGCACAGGAAGCAAAGGCGACTGTAAAGACCCGAAATATGCTGAAGGCAGAAACGGACAAACCGTCGCCATCAACAACAAGGTACAAGGACTCAAATCAAAAGACCTTGTGGGTATCCCGTGGCGCGTAGCGTTCGCCCTTCAAGAAGCAGGCTGGTGGCTACGCCAAGACATCATCTGGCACAAACCCAACCCGATGCCGGAGTCCGTAAAAGACCGATGTACTAAGGCCCACGAATACCTATTCATGCTCACCAAATCCAGCAAATATTACTTCGATAACGAGGCGATCCGTGAGGAACAGTCACCTAATACGATTATCGACCTTGAACGGCGCAAAAACCTCGAAAACAAGGGCGATCACGGCGGAACCAGAGCAGACCTAGCAAGGAATCGTGCCGAATATGTCCCCTCGGACGGAAAACGAAACAAACGATCCGTTTGGACGATCCCCACTAAACCATTCCGAGGCGCACACTTCGCAGTCATGCCAGAGGCACTCTGCGAACCCCCCATCCTTGCCACCAGCCGCGAAAACGACCTCATCCTCGACCCATTCACCGGATCAGGAACCGTCGCCACCGTCGCCCTACGCCACAAACGAAACTACATCGGCATCGAACTCAACCCCGAATACGTCCAAATCGCCATCAACCGAATCACCGACGACCAACCCATGCTCAACGAAGTAGAAACCCAATGAACCCGACAACACCCTAGCCCCCTGCACCTGCCGACCCACACAACAACCATGACCACCATCAGCCTCAACCGCCAAGAACTACGAGCCGCCGCATACGCCGGAATAGAACGCCGAATCGCCGGCATAGCCAAAAACCGTCCAGCGTTCTACGGAGCAGACACCCGCCACAACGAATGGCAAATCGACGTCATCGGCTCCATAGCAGAATACGCCGTCGCCAAATACCTCAACATCTACTGGGAACCAGCCACCAACACCCCACTCGCAGACCTACCCGGCGACGTCGGAACCTACCAAGTCAGATCAACCTGCTGGCCCACAGGACAACTCATCGTCCACGAACGCGACAAAGACCACGCCCCATTCATCCTCGCCATCGTAGAAAACCAGCACATACACCTCAAAGGCTGGCTATACGGCTCCGAAGCCAAACAAATCGGAGAACAACGCGACCACGGCGACTACTGGACACCCCAAAACAAACTACACCCCATCACCCAACTACCCGGAGCAACCCAATGAACCCCAGAACCCAAATCCTCCACAACGCCGAACACCTCATCAACGGAGACCGCAACAACCAATACGGCCCACCCACCCAAGACTTCACCCGCACCGCCCAAATGTGGCAGGCATACCTCAACCACCCCATCAAACCCCACGACGTAGCCGCACTCATGGCCCTACTCAAACTCTCCCGCATCTCATGGCAACCAGACAACCCCGACAGCTGGACAGACCTTGCCGGCTACGCAGCCTGCGGCTACGAAACAACCCTATAAACTCAAACCATGAACGAACAAGACA